CGCAGATCGACCACTACCTCTCGGTCATCGATCGGCTGATGCCGCTTGGGGCCCGCGTCTGCCTCGATCACGAGGACGCCGACGTCAGCGTCGATGATCTCGAATATTGCGTCACCTACATCACCGATCAGCGCCCCGATCTCAGGATCGCGATCTATTCGGGCCACCTGATCAAGGACCAGCTCAAGGACCGCAAGAACCCGATCCTCAGCGAAAAGACCGATCTGTGGATCGCCCAGTATGGCCGCTCGGCGCCGACGTGGCCCGAGCAGGTGTGGCCGCACTGGTCGGTGTGGCAGTGGACCGACAAGGAGAAGGTGCCGGGGATCTCGCAGCCGGTCGACGGCAACAAGTTCGCCGGCACGGGCGAAGAGCTGCTCGAATGGTTCGGCCAGCCGATCAAGAGCGTGCCGATCGAGCCGCCGATCGCCGCCGACATCGCCGACGCCGCGATCGCCCTCCAGCGGCTCAAGTTCGGCGGCAAGGAGGTGTTGGTGCAGATCGACCCGGCGACCGACCAGCTCCTGATCCACGTCAACGGCGAGCCGTGGGGGCCGGTCAATGTCTAGCCTCGCGGAAGGCATCGTCATCGCCTGCGCCGGGGCCTTCGTGATGCTGATCGCGCTGTGGGCCTGGGATCGCTGGCACCGATAAAAAAACCCGGGGGCGAGGGGTCGTTGATCGCCGCCCGGTCGGTCACGCCGTGGTCCATCCCCGCCGGCTACCAGCGCGGCGACTGTACGAAAGCCGGTAGAAATGCGATAGTGCAGGACTGCCACACGGTGAGGATCAGCTCGACAGCCCTCACCCTCCGTGGTGGTTGCCTTTGAGCCGGCGGCGCGCACCCCCCACACCCATCGAGAAGCTCCCCGCCGGCTCATTGGGCCCGTCAGCCGCACCATGCGGCCGACGAGTTTCGACTGGCTTAGAGCCGCTCCATGGCGTGCTGGATCCTGGCGTGCATGCGGATCGCCAGCTCGGCCAGCGTCGTCGCATCAGCTCGCACCCGATCGAACATCGGCAGGCCTTCCGGCCGATCGGGATTGCTCGGCTTACCGGGACTGGCCGGATCGACCGAGCCGACGATCGCGTCGCAGAGCGCGTTCAGCTCCTGCTCGACCTTCAAGAGCCCGTCGCGCGCCTGGGCGAGCTGGTCGACGGCTTTGCGGCTGGCGCCGTTGGGCTTGTCGGCGGTGTTCTTCCAGTAGGACGATGGCGTGTGGTCGATCGGCGGCGTCGCGATCGACGCCTCGATCGCCTTGTTCAAATCGGCCTCCATGGTGTCGCGCGCCATCACTTGAGCGCCCCGCGCCGCCGCAGCTCGGTGGCGGCCATCGAGCTGAGCGCCTTCTTCAGCTCGCTCAGCTCGCCGCTGAGCGGCGCGTAGGAGGTCGGTTCTAGGCCGCGGACATAGGCCGGGCCTGGGACGTGCTCCATCGCCTTCAGATAAAGCTTCTCGGCGTTGCGGCGCTTCTGCCGCTCGACCGCCAGCTCCTCCATCAGGTCGTCATTCTCGCGCCGCAGCTTGTCGATCACCGCGGCCCCGAGCGGTTTGACGTCCAGCTCGGCCCGCAGCTTGCGGTTCTCGATCTCCAGCTCGCGGATCCGCTCCATGAGACGGAAGTTCTCGTGAAAATTCATTGCGACTTTCCTTTCGGGTGGTGGTTGCGAAGTGTTTCGAGCTGCTTGTGGATGGCGTAGTTGCGCAGCAGCTTTCGGATCCCCTTGGCGATCTCGTCGGCGGTCTTCTTCTGCTGCGCCGGGTCGTTGTGGAAGGCGCCCGTGAGGGTGACGAAGGTCACCGTCTCGATCAGCGTCATCATCGTGGCGTTGAAGGCCTGCGGGTTGTTGGACATCTTGTGGTGGACGCAGAAGTCATTGGCGATCTGGCCAAGGGCGAGGCTCAATTCCCGGCCGAGCGTGCCGAGCTGCTGGGCCTGTTCGTCGGTGAGGCTCATTCGGGATCCTCCGGGTTGCCGGCCGGAAACAACTGCGCTCGCATCCTGGCGCGGCTCTCCCAGCTTTCCTCAGCCTCGATGCGCGCTTCGCGGCGCCGGATCACCCGGCAGGCCTCGGCGTCGTAGGCTTGGTGCTCCCAGCGCGGAAAACCCAGCGCCCGCGGGCGGTTGTCACGACTGACCATAAGCTTCAGTATCTGGCCGCAATGCGGGCAGGTGAAATCGCTGCCTGGATGTGTCCGCAGCTCGGCCGCCTGCTCGGGTGTCCATTCTTCACCGCCCGCGAGTGCGATCGGGTTGAGGCGCTTGCTCATGTTGATCTCCATCCACAAGAAGAACCACCATGGCAGCCGGTAAAGGGAAGATCAAGCAGCCCTCGGTGAGCGGCAAGAGCCGTGACGGTCAGCGCCGCTGGCTGCCGAAGCATGACGTGTTCGCCGAGGCGATCGTCGCTGGCCGCAGCATCAAGGATGCGTTCACCCTGGCCGGCGGCTCGGCCGGCGGCGCGGCCGGCGGCTCGACCGCGAACCACTGGCTCAAATGGCCGGTGATGATCGAGCGGCTGGCGATGCTGCGCGCCGATCGGCTCAACCGGCTGGCGCTCGATCGCGATCAGGTGATCTTGAACCTGATGGACACCTATAACGCCGCCCACCGCGCCGACCAGCACATGGCCGCGGTGCGGGCCATGGACCAGATCGCCAAGCTGCTCGATCTCTACCCGTCCGACAAGCAGCAGCTTGAGGTGACGTTGATCAACAAGCCGGCGAGCGAGCCGACCAAAGTGGTCGAGCTGTCGGTCGAGGACTGGCAAAAGCAGTTCTCGCCGAAGGAGATCACCCGGCAGTGAGCAAGGCCAAGCCGATCAGGATCCGGCACGGTTTCATTCCCCAGCCGGGGCCCCAGGTGGCCTATCTCAAATGCCCGACCGACATTGTCGTCTATGGCGGCGCCCGGGGCGGCGGCAAGACGTTCTCGGCGCTCGGCGAGTTCTGGATCCACGCCGAAAAGTTCGGCGAAGCCGCCCGCGGGCTGATGATCCGCAAGACCCGCGAGGATCTGAAGGACACCGTGGCGGTCGCCGAGCGGATGTATGGGAACGCCGCGAAGTACCAAGAAAAGGGGGCGTTTTTTAAGTTCGCCAACGGCGCCCGGCTGTACTGCGCTTACCTCGAAAACGAGAGCGACGCCGAGCATTACCAGGGCTGGTCGCTGACCCGCGTCTACGTCGAGGAGCTGACGCAATTCTCGTCACCGACGCCGATCATGCGGCTCTTGGCGACGCTGCGCTCGTCGGCCGGGATCAAATGCCAGATGCGCTGCACCTGCAATCCAGGCGGCCCTGGCCACCTTTGGGTCAAGCAATGGATGGTCGATCACGGCCCCTACAACGTCATCACCGATGACGATACCGGGCTCACCCGCACCTTTATTCCGGCCCTGTTGACCGACAATCCGGCGCTGCTCGCTGCCGATCCAAATTACATCAACCGGCTGCGCGCGGTCGGCAGCCCGCAGCTCGTCAAAGCGTGGCTTGAGGGCGATTGGTCGATCATCGAGGGGGCGTTTTTCGAGGAGTGGGACGCCGGCCGGCACGTCATCGAAAGCTTCGAAATCCCCTGGCATTGGACCCGCTTCCGCGCCTGCGACTGGGGCTCGGCCCGGCCGTTCTCGGTCGGCTGGTATGCGGTGGTGCAGGACGATTTCATGCGCGCCGGCCGGCGGATCCCACGCTATGCCATCGTAAGGTATCGAGAATGGTATGGATGGAATGGTAAGGATACCAACGTCGGCCTGAAATTGACCGCCGAGGAGGTCGCATCTGGGATTGTTTCACGGGAAACACGACACAATGGCGTCCGCGAGGACGTCAGCTATGGCGTCATGGATCCGAGTGCATTCAATGTGGTGGCGGGCCCGAGCATCGCCGAAACCATGGGCCGCAATGGCGTCATCTTTCGCCGCGCCGACAATACCCGCGTCACCCGCGATCGGCGCATGGGCGGCTGGGATCAGGTCAGGAACCGGCTGAAGGGCGACGCTGACGGCGATCCGATGCTGTTCATCTTCTCGCACTGCCGGCACCTGATCAGGACGCTGCCGGTGATGCAGCATGACGACCTCAACCCGGAGGATCTCGACTCCGACATGGAAGACCACGCCGCCGACGAGCTGAGATATGCCTGCATGTCTCGACCGTATAGGGCGAGCGTGTTAACCATGGAGGATCGCAATCCCCTGCTGGTCGCGAATGCGTTTAAGCTCCACGAGCTGGGGGATTAGCTTCTATGCCCGCACCGCCGCCGAGCATGGCACCGTCGCAAGGCGGGCAGCAGTTCCCAATGATGCCGCCGCCACCCGACAATCGGGACATGCTGGCGCAGCTCCTGGCGATGAACCAGGGCGGCATGCCCGGCGGCATGGGCGGGCCGATGCCTGGAGGGCCGGTGCCCACGCCAGGAGATGCGCCGCCGATCCCGACCGGGCTCGGGGCGCCCCCGGATCTCGCCAGCCGTACGCGGATGCCGCCGATGACCCCGGAGAGCGGCGGCACCCAGGTTCAGATCCCGCCGCAGTTCCAGCCGCAATGGCAGCCGCCGCCGGGGCCGAGCTGGCAGCCCACCCCGACGAGCCCATTCGGTGGCCTCGACGTCAACGCGTGGAAGGATCCGAACCAGCCGGTGCAGCCAATCGGCATCAGCGGCAACGGGCCGAGCGCCCAGGAGCTGGAGATGCTGAAGATGCTCACCGCCGGCAAGAACCCGGCGGCCGGGAATAACCAGTTCTGATGGCCAAAGACCCCGATCTCAACGTCATCCCGCCGAACGTCGATCCGCCCTCGGCCGAGGCCGGCAAGGTCGATGACGTCGACATTCGCCTCCAGGGCAACACCAGCGATAAGCAGGGCGACGAATATGGCGACGTCGGCGAGGTCGACAAAGCCTACTGGATCGCCTGCCTGGAGGACGCCGAGAGGGCCGAGCACAATTGGCGCAACCGCGGGCGCGAGATCATCCAGATCTATCGCAACGACGGCAACATCGGCAAAAAGGGCCGCGCCAGCGACGGACCCATTCATTTCAATGTGTTGTTCGCCAATACTGAAGTGATGCTTCCGGCGATTTACACCAAGCCGCCGCAGCCGGTGGTGAGGAGCCGATTCACCAAGATCACCCAGCCGCTGGCGCCTCCTCCTGGCATACTCCCGCCGGGAATGGCGCCGCCCGGTGCGCCTCCTTTACCTCCAGGCGCACCCGCCCCAGGCATGCCTCCCGAGGGTGGGGCGCCGCCTGGGGCGCCCCCGATGCCGGGTGGGACGTTCCCCCCGCCCGACATGCCGCCAGCACCACCGGGAGGGGCACCCCTGCCTCCCGACCCGATGGCTGCTGGTGCGCTCCCGACCGGGCTGCCAATCGGTGATGTAGGACCGATCGAGCCGCAGCCGATCATCGATCAGGGCCAGCCGCCGCCGCCGACACCGTTCGGCGCGATCCCCGGTGCGCCGCCGCCACCGATGCCGGGAATGCCGAAGGCGGCCCCCAACCGGCCGCCGCAGGAGGCGATCGAGACGGCCGCCTCGATCATGGAAAAGGTGTTGGAGATCGTTGTCGAGGACGAGCACAGCAACGATTCGATCAAGCTCGCCGTGAAGGACATGCTTTTGCCGGGCCGCGGCGTCTGCCGCGTCAGGTGGAAGCCCGAAATGGAAGAGAAGCCGGTGCTGGCCGGCGACCAGATGACGCCGCTGCCGATGGGCGGCGAAGCCGGTGCCGAACCTGTCACCCAGGAGGTCAAAATTTGGGAGCAGGTGGGCGATGAATACGTCTACTGGGAAGACCTTTTGGTCGATCCTGTCAGGCAGGCGGCCGATACCGATTGGGTCGCATTCCGACACTTGTTCACGGAAAAGCAGCTTGAAGCCGAGTTCGGCGGCTCGCCGCAATACGAGCAATTGAAAGGGCTCGGTAAGCTCGGCGACATCGTCAAATGGACCGAAGAGGCCGCGGCGAAGTCAGCGGTCGGCGGCGGCGCCGCGATGAAGTCGGCCGAAAAACTGGGCGATCACGTCAAGAAAGCGATGGTCTGGGAGATCTGGTCGCGCAGAACCCGCGAGATCATCTGGTTCATTCGCGAGGTGAGCGGAATCGTGCTGCGCGTCGATCCCGATAGCCTTGGCCTGCAAGGTTTCTACCCGATTCCGGTCCCGATGTTAGCCGTGCGGACCAGCGATACCCGCATCCCGCGCGCCTTCTTCGATCTCTATTCACGGCTGGCGGCCGATCTCGATGAGACGTCCGAACGTATCTCGGCGCTGACCAAGCAAATCAAAGTCAGGGGCGGTTACAACAGCGCCTCGAAGGAGATCGCGCAGATCCTGCGCGCCGAAGACGGCAAAATGATCGCTGTCGACGGTGTCGACATGCTGACCGGAGGGTTGCAAAACCATATCTGGCTGCTGCCGATCGAGATCTGGGTGAATGCCCTCGATAAGCTTTACTTGGCCAGGGAGCAGCAAAAGCAAGCCATCTACGAAATAATGGGTATATCGGACATTATGCGGGGAGCCACGAAAGCTTCCGAAACCGCTACAGCTCAAAGAATAAAAGGGTCGATGGGGGTTTCTCGGCTTGAGGACGCAAAGGGTCAGTCGGATAACTTTGTCCGTGACCTATTGCGGCTGAAAGCGGAGATTATCGGTCAAAATTTCTCGCCCGAGACGATCGAGGCGATGACCGGCGAGGCGGTGACGCCCGACGTGCTCGACATCCTGCGCAGCGATTTCCAAAGGATGTGCGCCATAGACATAGAAAGCGACAGCACGATCGCCGTGGACGAGCAGCAAGAGCAGCAGTCGATGGCGATGATCATGCAGTCGGTCAGCGCCGTGATGGGCGGCGCTCAGCAGATGCTGGCCGGCGGGATCCTGCCGCCCCCGCTCATCATGCAATTGTCCTTGGAAATGCTCAAAATGTTCCTCCACCCGGTGAAGTACAGCCGCGGCGTGGTTGAGATGATCGATGATTTTCAGGAGCAGCTCCAAGCGCAGATCGGGATGATGGCCATGATGCCTCCTGGCGCCCCGCCGGGGCCTCCAGGGGCGCCGCCGCCGGGAGGTGGTCCGCCGCCCGGTAAGCCGCCCGGCGGCCCGCCTGGGAGGCCGCCTGGGGCGCCGCCGAATGCGCCTCCTGGCGGGGCCGACATTCCGCCGTCACCGTTCAAAGGGAACGGCGGCCCGCCGCCGCCGGTTTGATCAAGGCAGGGGACAACCCAAGGAGACTGATATGCCTAATACCCCCGGACAGCAGGGCGGCCAGCAGAAGCCGCAGGACGACAAGGACCGTGATCCCAAGGAAGGTGGCGGCTCCGGCTCGCAGCAGCAGGGCACTCAGAAGCCCGGCCAGCAGTCCGATCGCGATCGCTAATTAAGGAGGGCCCGTGATGGCCGACGTACAAGTCACTTCTGCCAGACTGGAAGACGGCACGTTGACCGTCACGGGCTCTGGTTTCACCCAGACGACTACTGTGGTCGAGGTCGACGGCAACGAAGTCGAGTTCACCGTCAATGACGAGCGCACCGAGATCACCGTCGAAAATGTCCCGGCCGAGGCGTCCGAAGTCGACGTCACCAAGGGTGGCAATACCTCCTCGCTGGTGATCCAGAAAGCCCAGCCGGAACCTACCGAGAGCGAGGGCCAAAGCTCTTCCGAGGAGGGTGGATCGGGCGAGCCTTACGATCCCGGTGGCGACGTGCATAAGGAGGGGTACAAGACCCAGGATGCGAACCAGACGCCCGGTGACTTGGTCGAGGACGATCTTAAGACCACTTCCGACGTCGATCCGCAGCAGCTCAACCGCGACAGCTACGAGCGGGATTTCCAGGCGACGCAGGCCAATCAGCCCGATCGCACGCCATTGAAGGAGGGGGAACATCTGCCCGGCAAAGACTTCCGCAGCCGCGTCGAAAACACCGCCGCTGGTGATCTCAATTGGGATCCCCGCAAGCCCTACCCGAAGGGCAATGCGCCTGACCCTCGTGAAAGCTTCTACCGGATCCACGGCTATTACCCGCCGGATGAGGATTCGAAGTCGGCTGAGAATGAGCAGGCGGCGCAAATGGACGCAGATCCGAAAACGTAACCGCTGGTAGGCGAGCTATGCAGCATGCAGTCATAGCTCGCCCCTCAGCCATGCAATGGAGGCCATGATGGCCGCACCGCACCTCAACTCGCTGATCCCAAGCACGATCGATATCACCAGCGGTGCCATGGTGCCGGTGGACATCAACGGCACCGGGTTCCTGGCGTCGAGCGTCCTCATGGTCAACGGCGTCGATGACGTCGCCGTCTTCGTCTCGGCGACCAAGATGACGACCAACATCAACACCGCCACGGCCGGCGGCCCGTCGATCATGCAGATCGCGGTCAGGAACGGTCCTGACCCGTCAAACCAACTGCCGCTGTCGCTGGTCGGCGGCGCGGTCGGCGATCCGGTGATCGAAAGCCTCCAGCCCGATCATTGTTCATTCACCGATGATCCTCTCGACGTCACCATCACCGGCCAGAACTTTCAGCCGACCTCAAAGGTGCTGTGGGGCGGCGTCGAGGTGCCGGTCTATTCGTTCATCGACACCTTTGCGATGCGCGCGCACCTCAACCCGCTCGATGCCACCTATGACGATTCGACCGATCCGCCGAGCGCCGAGGTCAGGGTCGACAATGGCGGCAGGTGGTCGAACGGCATGCTCTTCGAGTTCTACGACGAGGACGTGCCGCCGGTCACCAATGAGGGCGCCTCGCCCAATACCCCGGCGATCCCCGATCAATACACGGGGCCGGTCCCGCCCGAGGTTTACCGGGTGGTGGCAAACCCTGACTACGTTCCAGAGGAGAGCTGATCATGGCTTTGCAGGCATTCCCGGTTAAGCGGGTTCAGGACGGCGGCACCGTCCGCAACCTGATGGAGATCACGCCGATCAATTGGCGGCGCTATCCATCGAAGACGATCACCAAGGCGATGACCGATCGGCAGTTTCTCGGCCCGGTCACCTATACCGGCGGCGTCGCCAACCAGGGCGCCGCGTCGAACAACAACGGCGAGGTCGGGACGATCAACTCGACCAGCGCATCCCGCGGGCAGGCCTGGAACACCCAGAATGAAAAGGCTACCGCACTGCTGACCACCATCGCGGTCGACGTCACCAAGAGCTATCACGGCACCCGCGGCAAGGTCGAAAGCTTCGAACCGTACCCGGTGACCATCCCGCGGGCGATCACGCCGACCGCCTTCCAAACTACCCAGCAGCAGGCATGGGATCTCAGCTAATGGCCGAACCTATTGCAACGATCGAGACGCCCGAACCATACATCATGACCGACCCGCGCTGGCAGCCGGCCTATCGGCCGCCGGGTGTCCAGTGGATCGAAGGTGACCACCCGACCGAAAACCCGGATGGCGTCACCAATAGCAACGTGGATTACTGGCCGAAAAGCCAGGAAGAAAAAGCCGCGTTTCTCGGCGTCGAGATGGTCGAGACGATCGATCTCGACCCGAACGAGCCCTATCCGATCGGCGATCCGATCGGCGAAGACGAGGCTTTCGCGCAGCTCACCCGGATGCACTCGCCGATGGAGCTGGTGCCGTCCGACGAGCGTGAGCGGGCCGCGGAGAAGAACCTGAAGGCCGGCGGCTCGATGGAGCTGGACGAGGTCAGGCGGCTGAGAAACGCGCTCTGATGGGGCCGCGGGATCCCGTCGTCCAGGCGGTCGCGATAGTCGATTGGCGTAGCGGCAAGGCGCTTACGGACCACCAGCGTAAGCACCTTGAGACTATCGAATCGGCCAGTGCTGCGCTTCTAGAGGCGATGCACTATGCTGACGGCACTCAGGTCGACGCTGAGCGGTTCGGTTCTCGGCTGATGTCGATCGCCGCTACGCAGATCGAGCTGGGAGTGGAAATGGCGCTCAAGGCAGTGCTGCGTCCATGAGGTTTGTACTCAGGCAAGGCCAATTGGTGCCGAAAGAGCGAGCTGGTCCACCCGCCGCGTGCTCGGATCTTCCGGCACCTTCTTTGCACCGCTTCGAAGCCATGGAGAGCCCGGTCACGGGCCAGATGATTACGTCCGAACGCCAGCGCCAGCGCGATATGACTGAGCACGGCTGTTACGACCCGCGCGATCTGTCGGGTCACACTTACTCACGGGGTCGTCACGCGCAAAGCAGGGAGGCGCGAGATGGCGATCGAGACAGGGCCGAAGCCCGAGAACATGTCTGGGGCAAATGGGACAACGCAACCGTCCTCGGAGCCGGCCCCAAAAAGCCTACGTGAGATCGCCGAGGCCGCTTACGACGAAGTCGAGAGTGGCGCCGGTCCCGATGACGGCGACGACGGTGGACCACAACCCATTGACGACGGCGGCGTTCAGCGTGATGCTCGCGGTCGCTTCAGGTCGAAAGACGGGGAGCCGGGTGAAGCAGAGGTCGGAGAGCCTCCCAGCCCCGAAGAAGATCCAAATCTAGCGCCCGGTGAGGCGACGCCGGCTGATCCAGCCCGAGGGAGCAATCAGCCACCGCAACACTGGTCTGAGCAAGACCGAGCTATGTTCGGCAAGCTGCCGCAGGAGGGGCAATCGTTCCTGCTGAGGCGGCACACCGAGATGGAGCGGGATTATCAGTCGAAGGCGCAGGCGAACGCGACAGCAGTCCAATTCACCGAAGCTGTCGGGCAGTTGTTTCAGGATCCCATCATCCAGGGATCTTTGCAGCAGTCGGGACTGACGCCCTACGACGCCATCCACCAGCTCTTGGGGATGCATCGGCGGGCACAGAACCCCGATCCACGCGAGCGCATGAACCTGCTCGTGGACGTTGCCCGCAACATTGGCTTGGACCCAGCGGCGATCTTCGCCACGAGCCGGCAGGACGGCCCCGCTCCCGGCCTCTCCGAGGAGGAGCGGAATAATCCCGCCATCAAGTTTTTCGCCGATCGCGTCGGCCAGACTTCGAATGAAGTCCAACAGCTCAGAACCACGGTCCAGCAGCTCATCCAGGGCAATCAAGCCGCGGCAGCTCAGCAGCAATTGAAGGTCACCCGGTGGGGCATCGATTCATTCGCGGACGAAGTGGGGAGCGACGGCAAGCCGCTGCATCCCGAGTTCGACCGCGTCCTGCCTCAGATCATCGAATTGTTCAAAGCGAACCCGCAGCGCGACTTGCGCGAGGCCTACGAGACGGCCCTCTGGATGTCGCCGGATACCCGCAAAGCCCAGCTCGCCGTTGTCGAACGTCAACGGCAGCAGCAGCAGGCGAACGCGCGAGCCTCCCAGGCAAACCGTTCAAATGTGCGGGGAAGGACCAGCCCTGTCACCGGCAGAGTGCCGGCCGATGGGGATCGTAAGAGCCTGCGGGACATCATCGCGAACACGGCTGATGAGATTGGCTTCTGAGGGGGCGACGCCCCATAGGAGCTGGTTGTGGCAGAGCCCACTGTAAACCAATTGGTTGCAACGACAATCAACAACTATCATAAGACTTTCGCAGATAACGTAAGTAATAGTAACGCTATAACGGCCCTTCTGCGAAAGGGTGACAGAGTTCGTATAGTAGACGGTGGTAAAGCGATCAGTTGCCCGCTTACTTATGCTGAGGAAACCTTTGCATGGTATGCGGGCACTGAACTTTTGTCTCGCGCGGTCAAAGAAACTATTAGCGAGGCCGACTACGAACCTGCAAATGCGGTCGCATCCGTAACCCTTTCTGGGCCCGACATGGCCAAGAACAGGGGCCGCGAGCGGATCCTCAATCTACTTGAGGGGAAGCTAGAAAATGCCGAAGCAACCATGAAGAATAACATCACGAAAGCGGTGTATTCGGATGGGGCTGTTGCCAAGTCTTTTGCCGGCCTGGCTGCCATGATTACTAATGATGGCACAGGTATAGTTGGCGGAATCAATGCAACTACTTGGCCTTTCTGGAAAAACCAGTTCCAGAGTATCGCTCGCGCCACGGGACTACAGTATCCGGCCCTCAAAGCCGGCCTCAATGCTTTGTGGCTCAAGCTCGTGCGTGGCACTGAAAAGCCTGATCTTCTGGTTGCAGACGCTGAAATTTACGCAACTTTTGAGAGTGGCTTACAAGAAAATCAGCGGTATGCCGATGCAGATCTCGGTAAGCTCGGCTTCGAAACGCTGAAGTATAAGACTGCGGCAATGGTATTCGATGGTGCAGCCACCGGATTGGTCGGTGGATACATGATCAATACTAAATATATGAAATTCGAGATCTATTCAGGTCGGAATTTCGAGACTTTAGACTTGCCAGATCAGTCTCCCGACATGGATGCAATAACCCGTCATCTTGCGTTCATGGGCGCATTGACGCTGAGCAATAGATCGATGCAAGGCAGGATCCTGCTCACCGGCACCTGAGATCCAGAAAACGGCCTGATCAGCAGGGGTTGGGTCGCTCTGGTGCGGACGGTGAAGGCAGCCCTGTGTTTTGCCGTCCGCTCTTCCCTCAGCAGGGCAGGAGCCATCCATGGCTGATACCCCTACCCTCGTTCGCTTTATCACCGGCTGGGAAGAAGCCGGCGTCTCTGACGATGGCATGCCGACCTTTCACGAGGTCACCAAGATCGTGCTCAGCCGGCCGCCGTATCTGGAGGTGATGCGCGTCGCCAGCGAGGACGACATCGCTAATCCCGACTACCGCGAGGCCTACAAGCTCTTCGAGAAGGAGCAGGCCGGGCTGAAGAAGTCGGCCGCCGATGGCTATCCCCTGGCGCTGTGGCCGGCGATCTCGCCGTCCGATCTCCAGAGCTGCCTGATCCGCGACATCACCACCGTCGAGGAGCTGGCCAAGCTGGCGCTGCGCGGCGCCCAGTCGGGTGTGCCGCCCCAGGTCATCGAGATCGCCAAGCGCGCGAAACGGATGATCGAGCTGCAAAAGGAAACGGGCAGGCACGAGGCTAGGATCACCGAATTGGAAGGCCAGATCGGCGCGCTGCGCGAGCAGAACAATGAGTTCCGCGCCAAGATCGAGAGCCAGCAGACGCTGATCGGGACGCTCCAGGCGAGGGCCGCTGCGTGATCACCGTCAAGACCGCCATTGACCAAGCCTCGCGGGAGATCGGCGTTACTCAGCAGCCGATCACCCAGGCGATCGGCTCGTCCGATCAGGACATCGCGCAGATGACGGCGTTGCTCCAGGCGGTCGCCGACGAGGTGGTCCTTTACCAGCCCTACATCGACACGCTCGGCGACGGCTATTGGCTGATCGATCCGGTCAGCGGCATTCGCAAGGCCCGGCCGACCGCCGACACCGACTACATTCTGTTCGACGGGCGATTGGCGATCGCCGGCCTCAAGTATCGCTTTCTCCAGGCCAAGGGGCTCGAATTTGGCGAGCAACTGAGGGACTACAGCGACCGTCAGAACCGGCTCGCGGCGGCCATGAACGCGCAGGTGGTCGACCTCAACAACGACCCGAGCCCGTTCCAATGAGGATGCTGCCCAGCCGATATTCGCAGGGTGGGGCACCGCTGCAATTCAAGAAGAAGATCTCCAAGATCAAGCACGTCCAGGCGCCCTTGAAAGGCCTCAGCCTGACCAGCAAGCTGATCTCTGGTGATCCGCTCCAGGCGCCCATTCTAGATAATTGGGTCGTGGAAGAGGACCGCATCAGGGTGCGGCCCGGCACCATCAAGATCGCTCACCTGACGCCCGAGGCGCCGATCTCGGCGATCGTCCCGTTCTACGGCTTCCCCAACGCCTACCTGCTGGCCAGCAACACCAAGCTGCACCTGCCGAACGGCACCGTGTTCGAAAGCGGCTTCACCGACGATGACTGGGCCTGGACGGCGTTCAGCAATTTGGGAACCTTCGATTTTACCATCATGTGCAACGGCCACGATGGCGTCTGGAGCTGGGACGGCGGCACCAATCCCGGCCCGGCGCTCGTGACGGTGACCAAGGTCGCCAAGACCAACCCGGTGCAGGTAACGGTCGGCGCTGCCGACATCGGCAAGTTTCATGAGGGCCAGTCGGTCATCATGAGCGGCATCACCACCACCGGGCTCACCCAGGCGAATGGCACCAAGGCGATCACCTTTGCCGGCATGCCGATCAATACCTTCGCCCTGGTCGGGATCAACGGCACCGCCGCGGCGGCCGATCAGACCACCGGCACCATGCGGGCGGATCCGCAGGGGTCGCTGGCGCAGGAGGCGATCACCGCGCCGCTAACCGCGCAGTGGATCAACCCGCTGTTGTTCAGCAAAGTCTGCGCCCACATGAACCGGCTATGGTTTGCCGACGACAGCAACCTCGCGGTTTATTACCTTCCGTTACAGTCTAAGACCGGCGAGCTGAAGTATCTGCCGCTCAATGCGTTGTTCCGGCGGGGTGGTTCTATTCGCGCCATCTATCCCTGGACTGTGGACGGTGGACGGGGGCTGGACGACCAGATCGTGATCTTCACCGACAACGGGGAGGCTGCAATCTACGGTGGTACTGACCCCGACGAGGATTTCGAGCTGGTCGGGCTGTTCAGGTTCGATTCGCCGATGAGCAAAAATTCGGTGATGCAGTTCGGCGGCGATCTCTACGTGCTGACGTCGAGCGGCATGCTGCCAATGTCGACCATGGTGCGCGCCGAGGCTGAGAAACTCGGCAAGGCCGAGAAGCAGATCTTCTCCGCTTTCACCGACGTCGCCACTGCCCACCGCAACGAGTTCGGCTGGGGCCTCATGCTCGACCACCACACCGGCAACGCGATCTGCAATCTGCCGCTCGGCGGCGGCGTCTACCGGCAGCTCGTGCGCGAGATGTCGGCGTCGGTCTGGATGCAATGGTCGGCGCTCGATGCGCGCTGTTGGAATTGGATCGCCGGCCGGCTGATCTACGCCACCGACAAAGGCGTCGTGTACGAGGTCAACGACCTCTACCTGAATGACGACGGCCGCCCGATCCGCGCCGACGTCCAGTTCGCGTGGTCGAACTTTGGCACCGCCTCGACCAAGCAGTTCAAGCTGGTCTATCCGCACATCATCTCGGACGGCTCGCCGACGCTCTACGTCGACATCAAGACCGACTACGACACCACTGCGCCGGCTAACATGCCCGACGTGGCGATCGTCTCGGTCGGCTCCGACTGGAACACCGCCACCTGGGACGTTGACCCGTGGGCTGGGCAGGCGGCGCCGAGCGGCTCCTGGCAGGGCGTGACCGGAATCGGGCGCGTCGGTGCGCCGCGGTTCAGAGTTGCAGTCCAGAACTGCACTTTCGCGCTGTCGGCCGCCGATGTCGTCTATGAGGAGGGCTCGGTGCTGTGATCCGACACTCCTTCGACACCCCGCTCTCGATCGAGGCGCTGGCGTTTCTCAGCCAGCATACCGGCGTCGACTACGTGCGCTTTGACACCACCAACTGGCTGGCCGCCACCGCTACCAGGGACGGCGAGGTGGTCGGCGTCTGCTGCTACGAGCCGAAGACGTGGTTCGATTGGCATTACAACGCTGCCGTCGTGGAGCCCCGCTGCATCACCCGCCGGCTGCTCAAGGCGATGTTCACCGCGGTGTTCACCCAGGCGATCAGGGTCACGGCGCTGATCGAGCCTGACAACGCCCGCGCGATCAAGAACGCCAAGGCGCTCGGCTTCCAGTACGAGGGCTTCCTCAGAATGGGCGTCGAGGGCCGCCGTGACGCGCTGCTGTTCGGCATGCTGCGCGAGGACTGCAAGTACCTGCCCGGCTACCAGGGCGCCGGCACCATCATCAAAACCGATTTCGCTGGAGTTCCGCATGGCCAGCTCGCCTAAAGCGCCCGACCCGTACAAGACGGCCAGCGCCCAGCAAGGTGCTGAAAGCGCCGCTGCGCAGTCGTCGGCGATCATCAACAATCCGAACGAATACAACACCTACGGGCAGGTGAATTATGACATCGCCGGCTGGGAGCAGGTAACCGGCGTCAACGGCAAACCGATGCTGGTGCCGCGCTACAACCGGCGCGTCACGCTGACCCCGGCCGAGCAGAAGATCGCCGATCTCGATCAGAACACCCGCACCAATATGGGCACCACTGCGTCGCAGGTGTCCTCGACGCTGCCCGCCTACTTCGCCAAGAGCGTCGATAAGTCGGGCTGGAGCCCGTGGGCGCAGGGCCGCGAGTTCGAAGAGGCGACCGATCGGCCGGCGATCGAGGCGGCACTGATGGCTCGCCAGACCGAGGCGGCAGGCAGGCAGTCAGCGGCCGAGGATGTGCAGCTCGCCAACCGCGGCCTGACCCCCGGCTCGTCACAGTATGGCTCCGTCGATGATGCCCGCCGCCGAGCGATGACCGACGCCCAGCAGCAGGCCTACCTCGCCAGCGGCCAGGAGGCGCGCGCCAACTACGGTACGGCGCAGAGCCACTGGGAGTTCTTGAACGCGCTGCGGCAAGCGCAGGAGCAGTCCTCCTATGCCGAGCGCAATCAGAAGCTCAACGAGATCAACGCGCTGATGTCGGGCAGCCAAGTCAACCTGCCGCAGTTCGCTGCCTTCAGCCGCCAGGGCGTCAATGCGGCCCCGATCGGGCAATATATCATGGACAATTACGCACAAAAAAGTGCGAACGCGAACGCCTTCAACCAGGGGCTGTTCGGCGTCATCGGCGCCGGGCTCGGGGCCGGCGGCTACGCCATGGGCGGGAGGAAATAGGCGATGGCCAGCACTCCGAACAACCCGCAGCAGCTCAACCCCTACGGTGTCGCCGGCAATCCGAACGCGGGCGGCATAAATAGCGGCGAGGCGGCGCTCAAAGGCGACGACCTAACCGGCTCCTTCACCGCTGAGTGGGATCGCTACACGACCGAACAAGCGCGGCTGAAGAAGGAGGCCGAGGCCAAGGCCGCAGCCGAGAAGAAGGCGGCCGAGGATGCGGCGGCAGCGGCAGCAGCAGCGGCGAAGAAGCCGACCCGCAACACGCTCGCCGGCTACATGTATCCCGGCGCTTATGGCGTCCAGTACAATACTGGCGGCGGTCACGATTTCGGCCCGACCAACACCAGCAGCTATGGCCGCGGCGCCCACGTCGCTTCCGGCGATGTCTATCGCTACGGGCACGGGTGACGCCATGGCAAACCCTCGCACCATCCTCGGGGCAATGATCCGCAACGAAAGCGGCGGGCGTAACATCCCCAACGTCCACCAGGGCACCTCGTCGGGGCAGGCGCAGGGGTACGTGCAGATCACCACCGGGACATGGCGGGACTTTGCACCACGGGCCGGCGTCGATCTCGCCAAATACCCGACGCCGATGAAGGCGGCCGATGGGTCGCCGGTCCCGTGGGAGATCCAATCGAAGGTCGCCGGGATCATCCCGCTCAAGCGGTGGGACGAGAGCACGATCGCCAAGATGCGCGCTACCGGCAAGCCGATCGATCCCAATCGGACACTCGCTGAAAACCTCGCCATGAACGGGGAGAGTTTCGCGGATTTCGTCCCTGGCGCCAAGGAGCAGGCCAAGCAGTATGCGCTGCCCAAGGCGCAGAGCGTCGGCGGTGCCGGGGTCTATCAGCCGCCGGCCGAAGAGATTTCCAACACGCCCGCCAACGCCACCACCAGCCCCAGCTCGGTGA